TTATCTATGTTAAATTCATTGCACCTTTATTTAATTTACCTATTCCTCCTTTAGAGAATGAGTTTTGGAACTTGTTACAGTTAGGTATAGGAGGTTATGTAGTAGGTAGAAGTGCTGAAAAGATAGCTGGTAATATTACAATCAATAAATAATATTGTTTCTTAATTAAGATTTACCGAATAAACTTAATTAGTTGATTTAGTTATTAAATATTTTATTAGGTTATTTAAAAAAAAATATATAACTTTGTAATTTATTAATACTACAAATAAGTAATTTTATTTATGACTTCATACATATAATTTTATGTATGACTTTACAAATAACCTTATATTAAATATAAAAATAAATATAAGATTTTGGAAAACTATCCATTTTAAAAATTTGTTAATAAGTTCTATTTTACTAAATAAATCATTCTTTGTATATTTGAATAAGAGAATGATTGACTGCTTTCTTTCATCTTATTTTTGTTTTTATTTTTGACTATCGTTAAAAGGGTTGGGTGTTTTACTCAACCTTTTTATATTTTAAGAAAACTTTAACATTTCTTTAACAGTTTTATATTACCTTCCTTTGTACATTTGTATCATAATCAAAAACAAATATATTATGATAAACACAGAGGCTTGGGATAAGCTAAAAAATCAAATTGAGTATCATTTAAAGCAAGATAATAACTTAACTGATATAAGAATCAATTATCAAGTAAAGATACCAGAAAGAGGTACAAGAAACTATTTAGGATTAAGTGTAAAAATAAACGAATAATTATGATAGAAGATTTAATATTATTTGGAGGAGTAGTTTTTTTAGCATTCATAATTGGATATGCCAAAGGATCAGAATTTACAGAAGATAGAATTAGAACAAAGTTTCGTATAAAGGAGAATTATTCTTACAATGATTTTATGGATGTAATTGATGATAATTAAGATTTTTTTTATATATTTGAAAGACAATAAGTTATGACACACACAGAAGATATTAAAAGACTAACAATTATGAACCAAGATTATCAAGACTATTTACATAATAGGATAGAAGCATTAGAAAACAGAGTAGAGGTTTTAGAAGCACAATTAGAAATTAGTAAAAAATTAAATTTAAAACAATTATAAAGATGGATAAATTAAGATTAATTCAAAGCGAATTAAAAGCACCAAAGAACCAAAGAAATAATTTTGGTAAGTACAATTACAGAAGTTGTGAAGATATTTTAGAAGCAGTTAAACCTCTATTAAAAAAGCATAAATGTACATTAACAATATCTGATGAAGTAAAAGAACTTGGAGGATTGTTATTTGTAGAAGCAATATCAATTATTTCTGATGGAGAGAATCAAGTTCACGTTAAAGCACAAGCTGGAATTGATCCAAATAGGAAAGGAATGGACATTGCACAATCATTTGGTAGTTCTTCTTCATACGCAAGAAAGTACTCTTTAAACGGATTATTTTTAATTGATGATACAAAAGATGCAGATGCAACAAACACACATAATAAAGCACCTAAAGCACCAACATCAGATAAACAATGGTTAAACAAGGGTACTGCTGAATTTAAGAAAGTACAAGCGTACATTAAAGGTGGAGGAAGTATTGATAAAGTAGAAGCTAAATACAGAATATCAAAAGAAACAAAGGAACTTTTAAATAAATAAATATGAATAGTATAGAATTAAAGCCAACAGAGAAAGAGGATCATTACAGACTATTACTAAATGGAGTAGATGTAACTGGCGAACAAGAGAGAAGTGTTTTCAGACATATTATAGAAACAATTGACAACGGAATTGAAGTAGGATTATAAATATTAACAATTAAATTAAAATTATGAGTGCAAACAAAAGTTATTTATTAGGAGATGTTGAATTACCAATAGCAACAATTAAATCATTATCTCAATATTTTGAAGATGTATTAACATACAACGCAAAAAGAGAATTAGTTGCAAAGAAAGATGAAAATGGTAAAGCCATCAAAAAATTAAAATTAAATTTTTCAATCTTTGAAGAAGGGAACTTTGGTCAAAATGTATCTTTTACAATTCCACAATCAAAGGAGCAAAGAGATAACGGAGATAAAAAGAAGTACGTTGCAAATGGAAAAATCTATTACGCATCAGATGATTTGAAATCATTCGTTCAGAAATCAGAAAAGAAAGAGAAGCAACAAGCAACAGAACTTGTTACAGATGATTTACCATTTTAATAATTAAATTCAAAAGGGGGTGTTTATAGCATCCCTTTTTTACTTATGTGGAACTACAAAGGAAAACAAATTAAAGAAAGATCAGATTTACCAGCAGAAGCAATTGGATTCGTTTACAAGATACATAATTGGAAAGAAAGTAAATATTACATTGGTAAAAAGATACTCCTTAATAAACGTACTAAACCTCCGTTAAAAGGATATAAAAGAAAAAGAGTTGAATATGTTGAGAGCAATTGGTTTAAATATACTGGAAGCAACCAGTTTACAAAAAAATGGAAGATTGAAGATTGTTACCGAGAAATAATGTACATTTGTTATAATCGTACTATGATGACATATTACGAAACAATGCTACAATTTAAAGAAAACGTTTTAGAAAGTGATAAATTCATAAACGATAATATACTTGGTAAATTTTATAAAACAAAAATACAAAAATATATAGATGATGAAAAAACAAAAAAATTATAAAGATGAAGGTGCTGATGAAATAAAGAGAATGATGATCCTTAAAGAAATGGAGGAGTTAGAACTTGAAGCAGAATTAGATGTTGCTGAAAATATAGACTATCCTCCAGTTGCTATTTCTTGTGGTAATTACATTGACATTGATACAGATGGAACACAAAAGACTTACCCAATACCAATATGCACCTATGGTAATTTCAGTTTCACACACGCTTACCCAAAAGTAGGTAAATCGTTTTTTATGAGTTTACTTGTTTCTGCTTATCAAGGTGGTAAAAATGAATATACTGGTAAATTAAAAGGGCATAGACAAGGAAGAAAAATAATACATTTTGATACAGAGCAAGGTATGTTTCACGCTTCTAAAGTAGCAAGACGACCATTAGTAATGAACGGATATATGCAAGATGATAATTATCATTTTTACGCTTTACGTACAATGGATTACAAACAAAGAAGAAACTTTATTGAATACATACTATACACTAAATTTCAAGATGAGAAAATTGGTTTAGTTGTTATTGATGGTTGTGCCGATCTGGTAACTGATGTTAATAATATGGAACAATGTACAGAGGTTCAAGAATTATTAATGCGTTGGTCTGGAGAACTTGATTGCCATATATCAACGATTATACATTCTAACTATGGTTCAACTAAGCCCACTGGAGTATTGGGATCTGCACTTGAAAAAAAATGTGAAACTCAAATAATGTTAGAAAAGAATACAGTCAATAAAGGTTGGGTAACTGTTGAATGTAGGAGAGGGAGAAACAGAAACTTTGATACATTTAGTTTTGCCTTTGAAGATAATGGTTTACCTAAATTTGTTGATGACGATCACAATTGGTAAATAATTTCACTATATTAGCAATATATGAATAACTGGAAAGAAAAGGATTTATTTGAATGGTTATCACAAAACCATTATAAAACATTAGTAAACAGTAAAAATCCAATATCCAGATGGGATTGCTACGATATTGAAACTCAAAATAGAATTGAGTTAAAATGTAGAAGAAAACATTACGATACATTAATACTTGAAAAGTCAAAATACGATGCTATTATAAAGGAATCAGATAAAAATTTAGATATTCCAATTTACATTAATAGTACACCAGAAGGTATTTATTTATTTAATCTAAACAATATAGATGTAAAATGGTTTACTAAATCACTACCAGCAACAACAGAATTTAAAAAACGTATGTGGGTTAAAAAAGAGATAGCAGAGTTAGATATAAACAAAGCAATAAAACTAAAATAAGATGAAAACAATAAAACTATTAAACAACGAAGAATTTAAAGTAAAAGATATACTTGCTAAAATGGATGATGATTCATTCTACTATGGTTATCTTGGTCAAAATGCTTTGAGTAGTTCAATGTGTAAAAGTTTACTTGAAAGTCCAGAGGCATACGCAAACAAACTAAAAGAACCTCCAAAGGCAAAAGAACCTCAACCTTTCAGAGATGGCAGATTAATACATCTATTGGCTTTAGAACCACATAGAATAGAAGAACTAACAATCATTGATAGCACAAAAGGGAGTAATCTATATAAATTAGCAGTTGAAGAAAAACCAGCACAATCAGTTTACACAAGAGCAGAGTTAAACAGATGTCAAGAAATAGCTGATGCGGTTTTAGATAATCAACAGTACAAGAAACTTGTTAAAGATGCTGAATTTGAAATACCAGCAATAGCAAATTACAACGGATTACCATTTAGAGGTAAAGCAGATATATTGTTAGCTGGTGTTGTATGTGATATAAAAACAACAAGTGATATTTCAACATTTGAACAATCTGCGTTGCTTTACAATTATGACTTACAAGCTTCATTGTATTTAGAATTATTTGATTCTTTTGAGTTCAAGTATGCGGTTGTTGATAAACGTTCAAAAGAGGTTGGTTTCTTTGAGTTTAGTGATGAGTTTATAAGTGGTGGATATAAAAAACTTGATCTTGCAACTGAAAATTATTACAAGTATTTAGAGAATAAAGATTTTTACGATTTAAACATTTAGTTATGTACGAAAAAGAGCAATGCAAACAATTACAAGTAGTAGCATATAGAAGTTGTATAGATAGTTACTTTACAAGTGGAGATAGAAATGATATATATGAATACTGGTTACAGTTGATTGAAGCAGAAAGAAATTGTGAGGCAAAAGGAGTTCATAAAGCATTGGAGTTAATAGAGTTGTATAAATATTGATGGCAAAGATTAAGAAGAAACTTAAACCATTTAAGAACTGCGACAACAAAGCACAATCACATTGCTTTAAAAAGGGGTTTGTGATAACTTTAGAATCATTTGGTGCAAACTATAAGGTAAAGTATCAAAGAGGGCATAGCGTTCAGTATTATATGAAAGGAAAGGAATTTAATTTGCAAGAAGCATATCAAGCAATTTGGGATTTATATACCAAGATTTATAACTATGATAAACAAAAAGAAAATGAATCAAAAACAAACAGTTAATTTTATAAATAAAACTTCTGGAACTAAACTAATTGAACATACAGACGAGTTCAGTTCTTATGATGCATTTGATAGTAATTATATTGTTGAGATAAAGAATAGACGAGCAAACCATAAAGACCCATTTCTTGAAGTTAATAAAACTGTTGTTAATATGAAGAAAGCAAAACAACTAAAAAAAGATTATCTTTATGTTCAAGCGGATGGAACTGGTGTTTATGTATTCAATATAAGTAAACTTAATTTAGATGCAATACCAAAGAGATTTTATAACGTACCAGCAACAACAGATTTTCAAAATAACGAGAGAGTTAATAAAGAGTTCTGGGTTCTTAATAAACAATACGCTAAAAAAATAAACATATAATTATGATAAGAAGCACACAAACACACTATGACAATGGTAAAGATTACGATGTAATTGATGTGATCAATGATTTTAACTTAAACTTCTCCAGAGGAAACATACTAAAGTATGTGTGTAGAGCTGGTAAAAAGAAAGATGAATTGCAAGATTTATTAAAAGCAAAAGACTATTTAGAAAGGGAAATAGAAAGAATAAGGGAGGTAAGATAGCTTCTCTTTTTTTTATTCAAATGTTAAAGAAATGTTAAAATTTGTTAAAAGGTAGTTGATAACTTAAAATGTTTTGTATATTTGGTGTATAATTAAAAACAAACATATTATGAAACCATCAAAAGAATTATTAAGATTAGCAAGAGCAAAAGCAAAAGAAGTTTTTAGCCCAAACAAAAACAACACAATGCAATCAATTCGTTTAACGGCAGATGAAACAAGTTACGAACTTTTCTATCAAGTAGGAATCAGTTACATTGGTACTTATGAATGTGATAAACTTGGAAAGTTTTTTAAGAACAGAGATATTTATGAATTAGTAAATAACAACACTGGAGAAATAACTGCAACAATGCAACGGTTATAAATAACAATGGGAGGGTAAAACCTCCCTTTAAAACAAAGACAAGATGAAAACAATTAAAAGAATTATCAAACAAGTAAAAGAGAGCAAGAACTTAAAACCTTACAAGGTTGTTAGATTATCAACTGGACTTATCTGTGAGCATTACAGTAATGGTAACGTAAAAGTATTATAGTTATGGGATTAGGATTACCAATAGTATTATTAATTGTAGCAACAGTGTGGGCAGTAATTTTTATAAATAGAAATTTAGAAGAATAGAAATGAGAGATACAATACAACAGATAAAAGATTTAGCAAAGCTAACAGACAATGCTTATCTTCTTCATAAAATGAACTTATTAGAAGTAGAGATAGAAGCAGAGATATTAAAGGAGAAAATAAAAATGTTAAACGAAGAACTATGAACCAATTAGATTACGATTTAGAGAACTATTTAGAGGATAAAGAATACGAATGCACAGAATGTGGAACATCAATAGAAAGCGAAGGTGTTTGCAGTAGAGATTGCTTTAATGCATCAATGTTATAAAACAAATAAAATATGAGAACATACACAGAAAAACAATTAGAACAAATAAGTGGAGCAATAATAACTTGCTTTGTCAATTTACACTTTTTACAAGAAGCAGATTCCTCTGGATTATTTAGACAGAGAATAAAAAATAACGTTAGGAAAACAATGTCTGATTTAATTGACATTGAAAACAGTTACTTCTCAAAGATAGAGGAAGTAGATGAGAAAGAATTAGGAGATAAGTTAGTTGCAAATAAATTAGAGTTTATTGAATGGTTATTAAATAAATTTGATTTTAATGATTTTAGTAAACTACAAGAAGTTTGTATAGCTTATTCATTTAACACAAAAGAACTAACAGAAACATCAGATAGAATATTAACAGAGAACGGAGCAAAAACAATAGAATAATATGAACGGATATAATAAAGAAATAGCAGATAAATTAGCAGAGGATTTTGAAAAGATAACTGGAATGAGTTTAAACGATACTTCGAGGAAAACAAATTCAGTAATAATAAGATGTTTATTCTATAAGGTATTACACAAGTTTAATTATATGAATGATAGATTAATTGCTGAATGGTTTGAAACAAGAGGTATTAAAAAGAATAGATCATCCATTTTTATAGCAATGTCAAATGTGGATATTTACTACAAAACCTATCCTTTGTTTAGAGATTGTTATGATATGTACTTCGATGATAAAATAAACGAACGTTTAAAGCATCAGAAATCTAAACAGAAGCGTTTAAACGAATACAAAGAACTTGTTAAGCAAATGCATCTAAAAGAAAAAAAAACCCCTTTAAGTATGCTTATTAAGGATTTACCGATTGATAAAAGACAAGAGATATATGAAGCAGTTAGTTTGAGAGTAAAGTCTTGGTCTTGGAAGAATAAAGATGAATGTGAAATAATAGAAGGAGGATCATCATTAGAACACTTATGTTATTAAATATATTATTTAGAACTATTATAAATTAAAAAAATAACTTTTAATATTGATGAAATTGTCAGAAAAAAAGCATTATATATATAATCAATTTTATATTTACTAATATTTCTTTATGTATGACTTCATACACATACATTCAATTATTCATTAGAATATAAATTCAATTAAATATGTGGTTTTGGGGTAGCTATATCTCGTTGCCACTTATTTTTTTGTGAATAACTTTCCGTTTATTTTTAGTATTAATAACTTATATTTATGTAAATATAATTATATGTTAGAAAAGGTATTTGAATCCCATAAAAAATGGATAAATACAACACTTAAATTTGGGTGTTCTAAAGAAGAAGCAGAGGATATTGTAAGTAATATGTATCTTGTGATTGGAAAAATGCTTAAAAAGGGTTTAGATATATCCTATGGCGATGAGGTAAACTACTACTATATATATTTAACTCTTAAAACATCATTCTTGCAAATGTGTAATAAAAAGAAGAAACATAATAAAGTTCCTCTTGATTTAGTTTTAGAGATAGAATCTGGAGATTATATTGATTTTGATTCAGCTGATCAAGTATTGCAAAAAGAATTAGATGAGTTGCACTGGTACGATAAAAGAGTATTTGATTTAATCCAGAACGAATATTCAATAACAGAACTATCAAAGAAAACAAATATCACATACCATTCCCTATACAATACATATAGAAAAACAAAATCTAAATTAACAAAAAAGATTTTAGAATGAAATTAGGAGATTTAATAGAACTGATTACAACTTACACTGGTATCAAATGGATAGTTAAAAAGATATGGGGAGATGATTGTGGATGTGATGAAAGACAAGAACAACTAAACGACATTGAATTATGGTAATAACAAACGAAGATAATATGGAACTAATGGCAAGGTATGGAGATAATTACTTTGACCTTGCAATAGTTGACCCACCTTATGGAATCGGTGAAAGCTCAAACGATAATAAAAGCCGTTCAAAACTTGGTAAATCAAAAGATTATGGTAATAAAAATTGGGACGATAACGCACCAAATAAAGAATACTTTAAAGAATTAAAAAGAGTTAGTAAGAATGTAATAATATGGGGAGCTAATCATTTTATTGAAAATATACCAAGTGCAAATAGTAGTTGCTGGATTGTTTGGAATAAAGAAAACGGAGAAAATGATTTTGCAGATTGTGAATTAGCCTATTGTAGTTTTAAAAGTGCAGTTAGAAAAATAGATTTAAGATGGCACGGAATGATACAACACGATATGAAAAACAAAGAGATTAGAATACACCCAACACAAAAACCAGTTAAATTATATGAATGGCTACTAATGAATTACGTAAAAGAGGGAGATAAAATATTAGACACACATTTAGGAAGTGGCTCAATTGCTTTGGCTTGTCATAATCTTAAATTTGATTTGACTGCGTGTGAATTAGATACAGAATATTACAACGCAGCAATGAAAAGATTAAAACAACATCAACAACAATTAACAATGTTTTAATTATGTACAGAAAAAAACTAACACAGAAGTTACAACAACTAATAGACAAACTACCAATAGGAAGTAAAAGAAAGGAAGTCAAAGAAGATTTACTGAAACTTAAATTAAGTAAAACAGATTACCATTATATTATGTTAGCAGATAAATACAAAGAACTATAATATGATTAAAGAATTTATTACAGTAATATTTTGCATTATAGTATTGTTTTCATTAGCTGGAATAATATTAGCTACTATTGAAATATTTAAAGAACTAATGAACACAGATAGAAATGACAGAAGATAAAATTATTTGGAATGGTGTTAAAGAAAGAATGACATCAACAATGAGCAATAAAGATTTTAAGATTATGTGTAAGCTACATTCAAAGCACTTTAATCATAAATATTCAGAACCTTGCACTTGCAATAAAAGAATGTTAAGAAGATGGATTGAAGAATTAAATGACAAGCTGGTATAAATTTGCTTGTTTTTATTATTATATAAGTAGATATAGAATTAATAATAATTTTTTTTAATTATGGATGGAAGAAAAAATAACGGTGGACATAAGAACGCTGGTAGAAAAAGTAAAGCAGAAGAAATACAAATGATTGAGAGATTATCTCCATTAGAACCAAAGGCATTTAAAGCACTTGAAAAAGGAGTTGAAGAAGGCGACTTTAAGTTTGTGCAAATGTTTTATAACTATTATGCTGGTAAACCAAAAGAAACAAAAGACATCTCAATAACATCAGAACAACCTCTATTTAATTTAGATTAGTGTTTCAAACAACAACTGCAATAAGAAAATTATACGCTCTTAAAAAGCGTAAAAAGGTAATTCAAGGAGGAACATCAGCTGGTAAAACATTTGGTATTCTTCCTATTCTTATTGATAGATGTATAAGAACACCTATGCTTGAAACAAGTGTAGTATCTGAATCAATACCACATTTAAGAAGGGGAGCAATGAAAGACTTTCTTAAAATAATGATTGAAACAAATAGGTTCAGAGATAACCAATGGAATAGATCATCATTAAAATACACTTTTACAAATGGCTCTTATATAGAGTTCTTTTCAGTTGAGCAACCAGACAAATTAAGAGGAGCAAGAAGAAGCGTATTGTACGTGAATGAAGCAAACAATGTACCTTTTGAAGCATATACACAATTATCAATTAGAACTTCTGGAGATATATGGATTGACTTTAACCCTACTGCAAATTTTTGGGCGCATAAAGAAGTAGTTGGTAATGATGATGCAGATTTTATAACACTTACTTATTTAGACAATGAAGCACTACCACAAACTATTGTAAAGGATATTGAATCAGCAAGAGATAAAGCAAAGACATCTGAATACTGGAGCAACTGGTGGAAGGTGTACGGACTTGGGCAAGTAGGTTCTTTGGAAGGTGTATGTATAAAAGAATGGCAAGAGATTAAACTACCAGCAGAAGCAAGGTTATTGTGTTACGGAATGGATTTTGGGTACAGTAATGATCCAAGTACTTTAATAGCTTTGTATAAATATAATGATGCTTATATATTTGATGAGGTTATATACCAGAAGAAACTACTTAATAGTGATATATCAGACTTATTTAAAACACATTCAATAAATGGCATTGTGTATGCTGATTCAGCAGAACCAAAATCAATTGCAGAATTAAGAACATACGGACATAAAGTATTACCTTGCACAAAAGGTAAAGATTCAATTGTGTATGGTATCAACTTAATAAACCAGAATAAAATATTTGTTACAAGCAGAAGCAAGAACCTCATCAAAGAGTTGCAGTCTTATACTTGGATGAAGGATAGAGAAGGTAACACTATAAACAAACCAATTGACTCTTTTAATCATTGTATTGATGCATCACGTTATGCAATTACATCACAGTTACAAACTCCAAATAAAGGAACTTATAATATAAGGTAATGAGGAATGAAGATATGATTGCTACTGTTGAATGTTATATACACCATTTGAAAGATGAGGAAGTAAGAATTGCTAAACCAAAGAATCATCATCAATTTTATTTATTATCACTTGCATACGAAAAATGTAAGGACTTTTTCATAAAACATTAACTAAATAGTATTATATATATATGAAGATCGAAATAAACGTACCTACATCGTTAAATGAGATTACATTAGGACAGTATCAAAAGTATTTAAAAATAGCTGAAAACAATCCAGATGGTAATTTTTTAGATGCTAAAATGATAGAGATATTCTGCGGAATACCTTTATCAGATAGTTACAAAATAAAGATGAGTAGCGTTAGAGCAATAGTAGATATTTTAGTTGATCTATTACAGTCAAAACCAGATCACGTTGAAAGGTTTAAGATAGGAGAAACTGAATTTGGATTTATACCAGATTTAGATGAGATGAGTTTAGGAGAGTATATTGATCTGGATAATAATGCTTCTGTATGGGAAAGAATGCACGTTGCAATGAATGTATTATACAGACCAGTAAAAACAAGTAAGTTAGGGAAATACAATATTGAGGATTACAATGTAAAGAACCCAGAGGTTATGAAAGATATGCCTTTGGATGCTGCAATTGGTTCACTTTTTTTTTTCTACAATTTAGGAATAGAATTAGCGAATCATACGATACTTTATTCCAACAGTCAAGCGGAGATGGGGATTTATCAAGAACAGCTAACTTCAATAGAAAATGGGGATGGTATCAATCAATTTATGGACTCTCTAACGGAGATATTACAAAATTTGAAAATATCACTAAATTAAATATACATCAATGCTTTACGATGTTATCATTTACAAAAGAGAAAGCAGAGATTGAAGCACAACAAATAAAAAGTAAATTTTAGATGAAAGGATTTTATCAAGTAACGGAAACAATAAAAGAAGCATTGCTCTCTGATGTTAATGTAAACACAGTTACAACTGGAGATATTACAAGAATTGATTTAGGTAAGCAGACAATGTTTCCTTTATCTCATCTTGTTATTAATAATGTAGGAAATGAAGATACTGTATTACGTTTTAGTTTATCTGTTCTTGCGATGGATATTGTTGATATATCTAAAGAAGAAGTAGTTGATATATTTGT